AAGGGTAAAGAATATGCCATTGTTTAAATCAGCATTCAATTGTGTTAGTGCACTAGGTGAACCAACATTACTTACAAATTTAAATCCCTCTAATGTAACGCCCCAAAAAGCATTAGCTTCACCTACTGGATGAGCTGCAAGGAACACATTATTAAGTGCAGAAAAATCGCATAATATCGATGAACCTTCTTCGATAAGAACACCTGGTTCTGATTCGTATACTGGAGGCGTTGTTGTGTACTCTTCCCACGATTGCTCGCCTTCAACTTCGATTTTACGACGTACATCATACGTAGCGTCCACTGAAATTAATTCAGTATTTGTTGGATCATTAGCAACAATACTAAATGTCATTGGATCGCGTGTTACTAATGGATCTACATCGCCATTCTCGTAATCATGATTCCAGCCGTTTTCATTAATCGTAATTGTGTAATTTGGAATGAGCTCATTTGCAGCGCGAATCTTCGAAATAATATAACGTCTAAATGATCCAGGTGTGCTATAATCGCCAGGAGGTACTACTAATAGATCATTTAACGCCATGTTAAGATGATACAAGGCCGTAGGATCCACAGTCGTTCTGAATACTAAACCTGTAACTTTAACATCAAAATATCCACCATCAACGTAATCTTTTGCGATTCCCCACACATCATCATAAAGAGGAATCGTATTCATCGTTAACGAAGCGTTGGCACTTACGAAATTAGATTCAAATTGAGTTGAGTTGGCCGCATTAAGTGATGGTAACGCAACTTGGTGTGATTCAAATTCAGTGATGCGATAATTAGCAACTGGATCGTTGCTGCTATTAAGAACACTTTGTGAAAGCATTCGGCGTTCAATAACTGGAGTTACAGTTCGATTCAAATAAGAATCACCTAACGTGTGCGTTGTACGCGGATCAGTTGTGGCAAGGTCCGTGTTTTCATCTGGAATGCTATATCGATATGTGGCGTCAGCATGGTCAACAGCGACCGCTTCATCAACAGTATCCCAAATATCTCCAGGCAACGCTTCGGCTCGAGGATCCTCTTCGGTTGGGTACGTATACGGTGGTGATGGAAGTGTTTCCTTAATGTCAACGACGAAATCAGCAAACCAATATGAAGGTGATTCCGCCAATACGTAGAGACGTTCATTCAATACTAACATTTTTGTTAATTTGGTACCTAACGCTCTGCCATACCACTCGTAAAGTCTCCATGGCTGATGTTGAGCAGGCGTTGTTGTAGCAGGCGTGCCTTTAATGAAGTCAGCTGCAGGGTTATGCACGAAACTCGCTAGTTTGGCATCAAGATTTGCAAAGCCTGCTATTAGAGCGCTATTAACTGAAGCTGCAGTAGTAACGCGAGATTCTTCAGCACTGGCTAAAAGGTCTCTAGATATGTCATAAGGCGGTGTGGGAATTCTACCCTCGGTTAGAACAGCAATCCACGAAAGTGCGCGTAATGATTGCGCCAAAGATCCATCAGAAATATCACCCGCTGCCGGTGCAGTAGCTGGAGGAAACTCTATTCCATCGTAAGGTTCAGACATCCAGTATGCTAACAAATCAAAATCCTGTGTGAGCGATTCGTTGTGCACGGTGTCGATCTGCAACCTAGAAACAGTTAGAATGTTTGCTGCGAGGGTTACACTAAAGCTTGGTATAGTTACGCCTGCTACTGCTGATTCTAATGCAGCCATGGAAGCATATGAAGTGTTAAGCACGTCATTCAGTACACTTAAATCTACACCTGTAGTTGACAAAATATTGAACCCGCTGAGAGTCACATTACCAAATAACACTGGATTGTCCATGATCGCTGCGAGATTGCTAAGATCAAATTCAATTGACGCGGGCACATCATTTAGAGGATTAGCATCAGGCTTATTACCGACAACCTGTGTTATAGTCACAACAAGAGGATCGTTAGTGTATACCGTATATTCGTTTTCAACCAACTCAAGCTTGTATGATGCTCTAATTGCGGGATTTGAATCGAGAGTGCTATCTTGAATCGTATCTGCTGTATGAAAATAATCGATTGCGTTTTTATGCTTTGTAAATTCTGGTTTATACGTCTGAATGCCATCGTACATGCGAATGAATGAAGATAACAGCGTGTCAACATCAGCAAAACCAGAAATAGCATTGATCGTTAAAAGCCCTGCTTCTGAGAACGCCACTTGCTCAAGTGTGTGAGCTGCCGTTTGACGAGTGACGTGAGAATAAATTGAATCGATCGCATCTTGTAAATTACTAAAACCAAGTGTAGTGTAAAATGCTTCAAGACTCGCCCAATCAATATTCTGTGTATTATAAAGAGGATCAAGCCACCAATGGTCGTAATACGGCGAAGCGTAATCAAAACTAATATCATCATCAGTTGGAATTACTAGCTCTATATTTGAAGCTAAATGGCGGGGGTCATCATCACCAAGATCCTCTACTTCTCTATGTATTGAAACATCGGTATTAAACGCATCGCGATTTGCTACTACCCCGGCGATATCAGTTGGCCATTCAATAAGATTGCGAATAGCATCTTTGATTTCTTGATTAAGAGCAAGCGTGCCAGAGATTAACGAAATATTGCTATTAACTGTCGTGTTAGGAATGCGGACAACTTCTGATGCATCAGAAGAACCATCCCAATATGAGTAAAGGCATTGTAAGTAATCAACATACTCTCCGTATTGCATTCCTGACAATTGCTCCATTGGTCCAATTGGAACACCGGCGTCTGCTTCAAAAATGATAGTATTTCCAGATCTGCTAACACTATACCCAGTTCCAGGTGTTGCGGCAAGGGCATCTAAAAAATCGTCCAATGAATCATGCGCCGTATTATTGCCAAGATTGTTTATATCACTTAAAATGAAGCCAAGCTTTTGCAACGTTAGGAATTCAATCCACACAGAACCAGTGCCGGCCCAGCCCGGATTATTTGCTAGAATGTCTAGAAGGCCCTGTTGCGCTGCATCGAATATCGGTTGTAGAAAACTAAAATCGATCGTAAATCTTTGAGTTGCATTTCTGCCTATATCTATAGTAGCCATGTTAGTATTTATATCTCCATTTTACTATGGCTACCAGCACTCTTATGAATGCCTCTCAATACCTCGCCCCATCGGGATCCCATTTTACGTTCAGCACGTTTATGCACTGACACTGTGTCATAAACAAAACTAATGCCAGAATAATCGCGTCTAACCTTACCTTTGGTCGAACACTTCGGGCATTTTTCACCAATGGGTACTTCACGATCACTTATTGATAAGTCAACGCAAAACACCTCATTGCAATTTTCACACACATATTGGTATATCATATCATCCTATAGAATGTTTGGCCATACTTCTTTAACAATATCTTTGGTAATCTTTGGATAAAGCTCTTCAAGCTTTTTATCTTTAACAACACAGATCAACTGCGCGTCTGCAATATTTACAGTCTCCAATAAGCTTATAAATGCAGCTTCCTTCTGCAGCTTCGACCCTTTTGCCTGTACAATCAGCTGACCCATTACCGAAATTATACGGTCGGTGACTTTAACAACTGTCGTGTTTGGCTTAAATGGCGGTTCACCTTCGGGAAATGGGAACTGCACCTTATCATTGAAATTTGCTGCAAGAATTGTCTTAAGGACAAACGATTCGTTTTCCTTTAAACGTAAAATAAGCTCTTCACGATCACGCTTTGCGGACGGTCTACCTGCGCGCTTGCGCTTTGACAAATCAACAATGTTGTCGAAAATTGCTGTAATGGTACCATTTAAAATTGGTGTTTCTTCGTTTAGTACGACACCAGGCGTGGTCTGTGTTGCGCGGTTTTTAGCATCTGCGGCCATAATTATATCTCCATTGTGTATTAGTATTTATCAGAAAAACTCAGGCAGCTTTTCGATCATTGTATTACAACGCTTCTTGATGAGATAATTCAAGAATGCATTTTTGTTGACAGGTTTGCCAACCTTACTCTTAGCTTCGAACTCAGTCCGAATAGCTTCTACGATATCACGGGGGAGAAAATTTAAATCGATGACAGTTTGATTGCGATCAAAGTTTCTTCGATGAACATCCTTTTCGAAAGCAGTATCTTCATCGTTTAGAAAACTATGGTATAATGCTTCTAACTTTTTCTTAGACACAGGCGTTTGGCGTTTTCCTTCAGTCACTAGAACATCATCATCAGAAAAGATGTTGGGAACTCCATCACCTGTATCGCCCTTAACAATATGCTCAAACAGATAACGTCTCGGATCTTTCTCCACAAGCTTCTTCTTTAGCAGATTCGAATACTGACTGACGTTGGAATATCGCTGTAGTTGGAGAAAATCCTTATCAGCCGAGACGATCATCACGGGCTCATGACATCCGAACTCTTGGGTTCCCTTAACCAATACTGCTATGACATCGTCTGCCTCCGCTCTAGGAACATCTACAACCGTAAATGGGGAGTATTGATCAATCTCCGATTTAATATTATCCAACCAACCATAAACTTCAACCCAATCAATAGGCGAAAGCTCTCGGCCCTTTTTACGATTGGCTTTGTAGAACTCAAAAACTTCTTTTCGCCAAGACCCATGATCGCATGCGAGAACTATATCTCCATGTGATTGCTTGAACTTTCGATTATAGAAGCTAATGCTATTCAAAATCATATGCCGCATCATATTCTCAGACAGTTCTTCTCTACCATGCTGCACAAAAATACTTGCTACGGAAATTCCTGAAAAATCGATAATTGTCATAATATATTCCTATGTTAATTTCTAGATCTAATATAACATAAAGGAGCGGTGTTGTACACTATTATTTTTCTATGGACATATGTTTAACGTGAGTTGCGTTAATTCTGCAGTTAATTATGCCGTTATAATATTCATCCTGCTTCAGCAAAACGCCGCGCGTAAATTGCTCTTCGCTTTCGCGATACGATAGTTCGCCTTTAGTGTAGCAGAGATGAAGGATCTCTCGATGAAAGATATCAAGGCCATGCTCTTCAAGCAGCAGCTTAATATTTTCGCTTGATCCACAGTATTTTTTCCAATCGGACTCTGGGTATGAAACGCGTTTACGCTTATTTCCTTTTAGTGGTGGTCGCGAAACTTTGCGAAAGAACCGCTTTTGTCCGATGTACTTTTTGTTATTCTGAAGATTAGTGACGCAATATACAAACCCTACAGCATCGCCAATCATCTCACTAGTAAACTCTTTGCCATCATATATCCATTCATTCATATAGTTATTTATACCTTGTCGTGATAGCCACGCTTAAGTATCACTATATCTCTTTGACCAAACTGAATACAATTCTTGCGAATATGTGGATTCCAATCTCGCCAATATGAATGATGGCCGAAACGAAAATGGCATTCACGGCAAAGAGTGATAAGATTATCTGGATCGAATCTAAGTTCTGTTACCATTGCCCATGGTTGGATATGATGAACTTCTAATTGTTTGATTCGACCACAACATTGACAAAAGGCCTCGGTAAGTAGGTGACTCTTCCTGACCTTACGCCAGTCGCCACCTCTTACCGAGGCCTTCAATTTATCTTGTATAGTCGTTATCACATGACTATTTATTCATCATCGTCGTCATTAGTCTTCTCCCTAACAAGGAATGAATCCAAGAAGGGTTTCCACTGAGGCTTCATATCGATATGAGCAGTCATTTGATTCATATGCAAAAACCACGAAGGCTTCTTAGGTTCAAACAACAATCTCATTCCTGCTTCTTCAGGTGTACGGTCAGCCTTGAAATGATTGCAGGGCTTGCATGCAGAAATTGTATTCTGCCATGACTTTGGTCCACCGAATGATTTCGGATTGATGTGATCAACCGTCAATTCCTTTTTGGTGAATGTTTGGCCGCAGTAACCACAACGATATCCATCGCGCACAAATAAGCTTTCACGCGAAAACTTTACTTGGTTCTTTGGAAGACGATCGAACTGGGTTAGAATTACAACCTGTGGTACAGCTATACGATTATTAACCGTATGGATGATGTGCTGAGTAGGGCTCTGCTCAATCTTAAGAGAAGCGTCTAGCCAACTTTTGAAGTTATATTGAATATAGTTTTGATCCACTACGTGGCATTTGTCCTGCATCAGCAGCGACATAGTACGCTTCCAATTGATAACATGTATAGGCATGAAAACCTTGTTTAAAACTAGTGCGTCTCTTTTCATAATATTACTTTCAATTTGGAGGATGCAGTGAGAATCCAACTCACACAATCACGGTTTGCAGCCGTGCGCCTTTAGCATTCAGCCATACACCCATTAAACTACTTTGATCTATATTAACATATTTAGGTGTAATTGTACACCATTAGTTTTGCTGCCCAAGGTGAAAGCTCTCACCTTAGGACTTTAAATAGGTCAACCTTTAAGTCGCATTATTGGAATTGCTTCTTCACATATTACATATATCGGAGACTCATACGTCCAATTTGACGTCTCCTATTATGCGTATACCGATTGAATGTGTAAATTGGTGCGGATGGTGAGAATCGAACTCACAAATAATTCACCAAGGTTTGAGCTTGGCCGCTTTGCCAGATTGCGTACATCCGCATTTTGAAATGGTTGCTTCACCGGGATTCGCACCCAGACAAAGAGCTTCAAAGACTCCTGTGCTGCTATTACACTATGAAGCAATAAAATGGTACCAGTGGAGGGAATCGAACCCACAAACATATCACCTGCTTCTAAGGCAGGCCGCTTTGCCAGATTGCGTACACTGGTATTAAAATGTGTTTAGTAGTGAACTTTACAACGCGAGAATTTATTGCTTCGCTCCACAATCGCTATATCAAGCAATTACTTCTGTTAGCATCAACCATCCTCGTAGATGTGATATCATCTATCTTCAACGTATTTCACAGTGTGATACCATGACTAAACATAAATGGTGTGGATAGGGAGACTTGAACTCCCACGCCTTTCAGCACAACGTTCTCGACGTTGCATGTCTGCCATTTCATCATATCCACATAAAAGGTTTCGGCCCTTTGGAGATTTGAGCATTATCTATATTCTTGCTACTTATGCGCTGGGAATATTGCTTAGACAAGAGGCTTTCCTCATTGGCCTTGACACTCGTCAGTGCCCATTATTGGTGCGGATGGCGAGACTCGAACTCGCA